TGATCCTAATAGCGAAGGACCGTAATCAATGACAGAAAAGAAATCAATCCTGAAAATCGTTACCTCGGAAGCTGTATGCAACGACACACCGAATAACTACAATGCAAGTGGTGTTCGTTTAGTGAACAAAGGCGATGCAGTATATGTAATAACTATCAAAGAAAATCCAAGAGAACTAGATGTAACTATTTCAAATACTGATGCAAATACGACAACGCTCCTTGAACTTGTAACTGGTACAACAGCAAATCTAAGTGTTGGTGATTATCTTTACAACTCAACAAATGTTGCAGTTGTAAATACAGATGTAGCATCAGTAATCGCTTCTGTTATTAATACAACTGCCATTGCATCTAATGTTGATGTTGTTATTGCAAATGGTGTGTGCACTGTTTATGCAGTCTCTGATGTCAAAACACTAACACTTCTGCCGAATACAGAACTTACTGTTGCCAAGGGTGCTACTGATTGGGTTGAATCAAACGAAACGGCCAATGTATTGGCCACGGGCGTGTCCTGGAGGGGCTAGAAAAATGGGATTAAAACTACTTAGAGAGATCAACGAAAGTCTTGATTATGTAATCGAGGCAACAGGAGTTGAAGGAAAAAAGAACCATTACCTTACTGGTGTGTTTATGGAAGGTGGTATTGTAAATCGTAACAATCGTTTATATGCCGAAGATGTTCTTCGTCCTGAAGTTGAAAGATTCAATCGAGAAATCGTTAAAGAAAATAGAGCATTTGGAGAACTTGGTCATCCTTCTGGGCCACAGATTAATCTTGACAGAGTTGCTATCATTATTAAAGAAATCGCCGAAAAGGATCATCAATATAGAGGCAAGGCACTTGTTACTGAGACTCCAATGGGATGCATCGTGAAGGGATTGCTTGAAGGTGGTGCCAAACTTGGTGTCTCATCTCGAGCCCTGGGTTCTCTTAAAGAGGGCAAAAATGGTGAAATGCTAGTGCAAAACGACCTCAAGATCATCACGGTCGATGTCGTTGCGGATCCTAGCGCACCTAATGCTTTTGTTGAAGGCATTATGGAAAATGTTGATTGGGTACAAGATGCAACGGGTGAATGGAAAGTGATGGAAGCTGTAGTGATGGAAGCCGTGGAAAATACCAAAAAGAAAATAAAAAGAATGAACATTAGGCAAATCAATGAGCAGAAAGTTCATTTATTCGAAGAGTTTCTTACATCATTGACTATTAGATAGGTGTAAAAAAGTCTGTTTTATAAATAACACGACATAAGGATATCGGAGACTTTAAAAATGGCCAATAGAAAAAAAGTTGTCAATGAGGATCTAGAGCAGGATCTGATTCAAGACGAAGATGATAATGAAGAAATTCTCAACGACGAGAACTCTGATGAAGAGGAAGTCGATGAAGAAACAGATGCGGCTTCAACGCTTCACCCTGCTGCTCGTTCAATGAGCGATCCTAAATCAAAGATCGAAGTTATGAAAAACGTAATCGGTGCTATGGCATCTGCGTCAGAAGACGATCTAACGAAGTGGTGGTCACAAGCAGAAGCTCTTATTGGTCACGAAGCTGATAAGATTTCCGATGGAGCCGCTTCTAGTAACAAAAGTTCAATTGACATGAACCCAAGCGACGCAGTAAGAGAAAGCGTTCGCGAAGACCTACAGGCACTATTCGCTGCCGACAAAACCCTAACAGAAGATGCTCGTGACAGACTCGAAACTATTTTTGAAGCTGCTGTTACTGCTCGTGTGATTCTCGAAAGAGAAGAACTAGAAGAAGTATATGAAGAAGAACTAACAGAGCAAGTTCAAGAAATCACTGAAGAGATCGAAGAGCAGCTGAATAACTATCTAGCATATGTTACAGAAAACTGGATGGAAGAGAATCAAGTTGCTGTTGAATCTTCATTGAAGTCTGAACTAACAGAAGAATTTATGGAAGGTCTTAAGGCATTATTTGCTGAGAACTTTATTGATGTTCCAGATAGCAAGACAGATATTGTTGAAGCCCTTGCCGAAAAGGTCGAGGAACTTGAGAATGTTTTAAACGGTGTTATTCAAGAAAACAACGAACTCAAAGGTCTTACTCTAGAGTCTGAACTCGAAGAGGTAATCGAAGAAATTGCTGAGGGCCTAACGGTTTCTCAGACAGAAAAACTTGTAGCTCTTGTTGAAGACGTTGATTTTGACGGAGACATTGAGAACTTCAAGAAGAAGGTCGGTATTATTAAGGAAACTTACTTTACCGGCGGTTCAATGTTGACTGAAGAAGACGACTTTGAAAGAGCAGACAATGAACTAAATGAAAATGCTACTGTGATCGCTGATCCTAACATGCAACGTTACGCTGCTAAGATCAGTCAGACTGCTAAAGAGGACTTGAGATAGTTTTTTTTATAAATAACACACAATAAAAATTCCACGTAGAAGGGGAAAAGAATGACTAAGTATTTAGCTGAGGAAATGGTAAGAAAATGGAAGCCAATCCTAGAACATGAGGATTTGGACACGATTAAGGATGCACACCGTAAGCGTGTTACCGCCATTGTTCTTGAGAACACAGAGCAAGCTCTTATCGAGTCAGGCTCACACAATTCGGGTTACCTGACAGAAGCAGGTGTTCCGACTAACGTAATGGGTACATCGAGTTCAACTGCTGGCGCTGGCAACATCGACACTTTTGACCCCGTCCTTATTTCGCTAGTAAGACGTGCAATGCCTAATCTTATTGCTTATGACATTTGCGGTGTTCAGCCGATGAACGGTCCTACTGGATTGGTCTTCGCTCTGAGAAGCCGTTATGCTGCAATGGATGGTACAGAAACGTTCTATAACGAAGTAAACACTGCATTCTCTGCTCGTGGTGGCGCTAACGTCGCTTCGAACGGTACATTCGGTGGTGGATGGGCCAACAATACAGTACCTGGTGCTGCTGCTAATAACATTGGTACTATTCCAGACACTTCAAACCAAGCTGGCAACAGCACTTACAACTATGCTGGTGGACTTCCTACTCAGGTAGCTGAAGGTTTGGGAACAAACACAACGCTTATCTTCCCTGAGATGGCTTTCAGCATTGAAAAGGTAACTGTTGAAGCTCGTTCGAGAGCATTGAAGGCCGAGTATTCAATGGAAATCGCACAGGATCTTAAGGCCATTCACGGACTAGAAGTTGAGAACGAACTTTCGAATCTATTGTCTGGTGAAATCCTTGCAGAAATCAACAGAGAAGTTGTCCGTACCATTAACGTTACTGCACTCAAGGGTTCGCTAACTGATACGGTAACTGCTGGTGTATTTGATCTAGACACTGATGCCAACGGTCGTTGGTCAGTTGAAAAGTTCAAGGGCATGATGTTCCAGTTGGAAAGAGAAGCCAATGCTATTGCAAAGGGCACTCGTAGAGGCAAGGGTAATATGGTTCTTTGTTCAGCAGATGTTGCATCTGCTCTTCAGATGGCCGGCGTACTCGACTATGCTCCTGCTCTAAACTCCAACAACCTACAAGTTGATGACACAGGCTACACGTTCGCTGGTGTCCTTAACGGTCGTTTCAAGGTCTACATTGATCCTTATGTATCTGGTGGAGACTATTGGACTGTAGGTTATCGTGGCGCCAACCCAATGGACGCTGGTCTGTTCTATTGTCCTTATGTGCCGTTGCAGATGGTACGTGCAGTGGATCACGACACGTTCCAGCCTAAGATCGGCTTCAAAACCCGATACGGGATGGTGGCGAATCCGTTCGCAGAAGGCGCAACAAAGGGTTCTGGTGCTCTTAACCAGGATTCAAACGTCTACTATCGTAGGACTATTGTTTCTAACCTTATGTAGGGAAACATAAACTTTATAAAAAGAATCTGGATAAAACCAGACAAGAAAAAGCCCCGATTTATTTCGGGGCTTTTTTTCATCTCAAATAACGGCCAGAAAAACTATTAATACTATTATCATGAATACCCAGAATAGTATGGAAGCACTTATATCAAATGGATTTTTTGTTATCGGAACAACCT